GCTTCGGATATGCCATCATGTAGCCAAGTCCACAGGTCTTGAAATCGTGCGCCATCTCGATATCCTTGCTAAACTTGCCCTGTTCCCAAAGCATCTCGTTCAGTGTGGAGACACGCTTGTCATCCCTGTCAGGATCAGCCTTCCTGAAATCATCCTTCGCCCTCTGCACGAACATGATCGGGGATCCAAACTCGTATCCGACAGAAAAATCTGTGATGAGCTTCGCATAATTGCTGAGGACCTTGACATTGATCTCCGGCCTGATGGCCTTAACCCTGTAGAAGATCGGCTGTTTGCCTTTCTCGTACCTCTTCAGGTAAACCATCTCGTCACGATTGATCTCATGGAGAGCCATTGTCTGCTCAACAATCGCAAGCACGTTGGCATCTGTAAGCTCAACTGGATCGCAATAGATCGTCCTGCGCCCGGTAAAAAGGGGAGACTGTGCAATTCCTATGCTATTCTTTGTTTCCTCTGTGTTCGTGGTGGTGTTGTTGTTATCTGCCATACCAATTCTCCAACTACGCAAAAAGAGCAAGGCCATCTCAGCCTCGCCCCTTGACACTTTCGTCAGTTTAACTCTTACCACGAAAAAACCGAACAAATCGAACAACTTTTCAGTTTTTAAGATTTTTTTTGTTCAAAAGCCTGTTAAAAGCCATTCTTGCGGAGTCCTCTGTGTTTGGACCGCCCAGTTTAATCGAGATCTGCCGCCAAGACAGACCGTCAATCACTCTCATGGTGACAATGCGCCTGTCCCTTGAGTCCTCAATCTCGTTTATAAACTCCTGAACCTCGTTGATGGACTGCTCTATCTCCGACTTCAACGAGTGTAGTGTAGCCTTCCGGGTGTTCAGCAAGGTCTTGGTCCGGCTATAGTCACGACTTGGGAACCCGGTAATCGTGTAATGCTGAATGCCGCCTTCTCCACCTTTGACGGTATCAGTGACTTCGCCTTCTTCCTCTAGCCTCTTCAGCCGCTTCTCCGTCTCCATGATCCTGTGTTCTACTTCTTTGACCTCTTGCATGAGATCAACATACTGCGCCAAGACATTCTTCCTCAAAACGGTCTTCTCCCTACGATGGTCGGCGGTGTTTCTGCACGGCTCTTCCACTTTGCCAAACTCGAAAACACATCAGGTACATCGTCATGCTGTTTACTGCTCTTGCCGACAGGTGAGTAACTGAGCAGGAATTTCATCATCTTGCCGTAATCATCGTTGGGTGCATACATCGACACATCCCGAAACAGGACATGCTCCTTCACCCACGGCGCGTAGACAATGATCTTCGTCTCCTTGTTCTGAGTCGTAAACTCCTGCGTGATATTGCAGTATCCACCTGCGTCTTTAACTCTCTTGCTGACTTCAAGAGCCACTCGGTCACCACCATTGTTGGACTCAAACTTGCAAGCCTCAACCTTGTGCTGAAGCAGGATGTTTGCCGACCGTGAGTACTGGATCTCGTAATCAGAGCTGTCATCGCAAATGACATCAACGCAGTAATAGTCATCACCGTACTGGAGCAGTACTGGCTGAACGAAGAAGTCCGTTCCCTTGTTCTTTGTATCGACTATCGACAGAACCGCATCGGGCGGTGTAACCGGGAGATCGATGTATCTGCGGATCTCATCGTTGTGATACAAGAGGCCCTCACGCTCGACAGGTTCTCCCATGAACAGACACCTGAAGGAGATGTCATCCATTGACCGCTTGATGTCCATGAAGTACTCAGTGTCAAAGCCAACACCGTTGTCGTACTCAAAGTTCGACTTGCCGTTCTCATCGAGTGCAGGAATCACCAAGAACCTTGCCCTTGGATTGTCTTTGTGCAGTTCCATGAGCCTACCAACTGGATCCCGAATACTCCACCGGGTGCAGATGTGCAGTTCCTTGGCCTTGAGCTTCTTACGAGTGCGAAGATCCGTGTTGTAGGTTTGCCAAAGCTTGTCGAGTCGCTCGTTGTTGAGTGCTTCCTCGATGCCTGACACAAGGTCATCACAGCAGAGCAGATACTCACATCTCGTGTTACCAGTCAGCGATGCGTTGATTGCTCGGCAGGTCAGTGACTTGAATCGCTTCGGTCTGCCAACATTGATCGTCTGATCCTTCGAGTTTGTGCCTTCCCTTGCCCTGAAGACCGCATTTGGGAACACATCATGCCATCCGTACTCGTCAGGATCGCTCAGAATCTGATTGACACCGTCATACAAGGACTTCGTCATCGTGCCGGAGAACGAACTCGCCAAATTCGGCAGTTCAGGATACCACCCGATGATCCCACTCAGCAGGAAAATTTCAAGCGTACTTTTCCCGGCTCCGGGCGGGGCCGATATCGTCAAGAGGTCAAGTTTGTCATCAACAAGGTCCTGCATGGCTTGAATGACACCGTGTTTCATCAAGATCTCTCGTCTCGGCTCGTAGAACTTAGCCTTCTGATCCCTCTTGCGCTCAAGATACATGAAATAGCTGTCAACAACTCGATGCCTTGCCTGAATCAGCACGATCTGCCAGTACAAGACAGTCATCCTCTGCACATCAATGCCCTTCGCTACACCATACAGACAACTCTTGCGGACATATTCGCTCCAAGCGATCATGAAGTCACGGTCCTTGCCAATAGGCCAAGTGTCATATGACTCCTGAAAGTTCAGCATGGTCTGATACAGGTACTCAAGTCGAGTTGCCAAAGGCCACTGCTCTTTCTGCGCTATGGTTCGCATGGTATTCGTGTACCACTCTCGTGATTCTTTGGTCTTCTTCTCTGCCATTCTCTTTTTGTTTTCCGGGAAATTTTGGGATGTGGAGTTGACGCAGTAGGACTTGAACCCACGACCATTCGGTTATGAGCCGAAAGCTCTGACCATCTGAGCTATACGTCAAAATTGGTCGGCCTGACAGGATTCGAACCTGTGACACGAGGGTTTCAGACCTTGCGAACATTGCTGTGAGGGCCACTGACATGACTCGTTGTGCATCTCTCTGCTCTACCATCTGAGCTACAGGCCGATATTAAAAAATCAGGCGCATGATGCACCTGAAAGGAGGTTCCGGCTGTTACGGTAGGCCAAGAAAAAGTCTAAAAGAAGCCTGCTTGATTTTCACTTTATGGCAACTAGTTTGGAAAAAAATGAGTGTCTAGCTTATGAGTGGTGATCTGCCGCACTGGAGAACCGAAAAGCTGTCAAAAAAATCGGTCGTGGTAGGAAGGGATATATGCGGCAGTTGTCATCACTGTCAGGATTCATTTGCTCCTGCGCCGAACTTGAGGAACATTGTGCGTTGCTACCCTGACAAAACGCACCATTCAAGTCTTCTTCCCGGTACTTGAATCGATTCTGCGAGTTGGGATCTGACCCCAACATGAACGAGTTATGCACACGGTTTATCCCTCACATTCCGCAACTCTTCGTGGTAACGTGTGCCGAGGTATTAAGCTTCAGACTGGTTGCGCCAGTACGTCTCGTTCGTCCTCTGCCGTGTCTACTCCGCTTCCACCATCGCAGTTAACAGGGTGCCACATGTTGTACGGCCTGTGGCCTGCCGCTTCGGAACACCGAAGGCCGAAAAGGAGAACTCATGAAGGATAAGATTCATGCCCGGCCTACACGCAGACTTGATGGAGTGTCTGCTGAGATTCGAACCCGTCCGAGCCGTCAGGTCCGTTCTCTTGCACAAAAAGATATTCAAGCATCCTCTCTGTGTCAATCCGGGTGATGATTTTTTTGTCCACAAGGATTCAATAGACATGGGCATTCATATACTGTCTATATAACTGATATGTCTATGAATGAATACTATATATAGGTAAGGATCTTTATATGTATATATATTATATATATGAGTACTGTTACTATATATGTCAGTATTCTATATCTATATATGGAACTGTATTAATGAATATAGATATACAGTTCAGTAATAGATATGAATTATATACCGTAGTCTATATATGGTTATAGTAATGTGTAATTATATAGTCTATGTATCTCTATATATGAGTCATATATTATATATTCACCCTATAGTGAATAGTAATAAATATATAAGGCCTTTTTGTTCAAGGAAATATTTAGACTAGTAACTATATACCGCCCGCGAATCGGGGGGACCCCCCTCCGGCTCTTCCTGCTGATCGTCAACAGATCCGGCAAATTGTCAACCAATGCGGCAAAACAGTTAACAATCGATTGACGGCAATTGTCCGTATGTGGAAAACATGTCCGTACACGGGGGACTTTTAAAAAAATCAGGCACTGGATCCTATTACGCCGTTAAATAATATTTTAGCGGCATAATGACCACAATATATAGTGGTTAGTATTATATTACTATACAAGATGTTAATATATATCATGGAATCATATATATTAAACGTCGTTATTGTTTGGCAATACTGGTATATCTACATCAATCGCCGTCTGTATCTGTTTTAGATCCAATACTGGACTATTAGTCAATTCGACTTTTATTGTGTCGTTTTCTCTGAATCCTTTAGTTTTAGCTCTAAATATTCCGCCAATACTAGATGTATGTACGATATAATCTGACAAATCACCATTGCAAATTTCATCCCATTTTTGCAGAATAATACTATGATTTATATTTACTTTACTCTTATATACATCTCTATAAGTACCTGATTTAACATCATACATGTATTGTATGTCTTTGTTTAGTAAATGATTACAGAAGTTATTTATACTAGGTACTCTAGAATATCTATAACATAATGGTAAATATATTATTCTAAATATTTTATCTAGTAATTCATAATCATTTTCTTTAGTATCAGGAATAATATATTTTATATTGTGATTATATATATATCTTAATAATCCATTAAAAAGCATATTTTTTGGATTATATAAATCATTGGGATCCTTTAAGGATAAACTATAATTTTCTATACTCTTTTCTATATCCTTTTCTGTAATAATACCCTGATCATTATTTATTAATACATTTTCAATGCTATCTGTATACATGTCTAGTTTCTCCTATTCCATTGAATTCTGTTCATGATCATTGCGTAATATGTCAGCGTTCCAATGATCGGTTCAGGATCCTAAACCAATTCTATTTCAGGTCTGATCGGTACCCGGTCCTATCTCCTATCCAAAATTATAATTCACTG